TGCCGCGAATATCCCCCCGACCTCAAGAAAGTGGGCCTGACGTGGGCATATCCGAATCCGTCTCGTCGGGGGATCGGGTAACTGGTTTGCTGGCCTTGCGGGATTACCTGGCCGGCCTCGTCGATTCGTTTGATGGGGCGCCGAAAGACATCGCACCCATAACGAAGCAGCTCGCAGACATCGTCCGTGAGTTGGATGAGTTGGCCCCGGTGCAGCGGAAGGGCACGGCGTTAGATGAACTTGCCGCACGGCGTTCAGACGCCTCGGGTTCACGTCGCGCCTAAAGGCCGATTCCGCGGGGATGGTGAGGACGCCGCCTTTTTGTCGTCGGCATACGGTTTGGCCCCGGACCCGTGGCAGGCCCAAGTCCTTGAGGATTGGTTGGCCCGGTCGGGCCGCGGCGGCAAGTTCGCTTCACTGACTTGCGGGCTGGCCGTTCCCCGCCAGAACGGCAAGAACGCGATCCTTGAGATGCGGGAACTGTTCGGGATCGTGCAGCTCGGGGAGAAGTTTCTTCACACCGCCCACGAGGTGAAGACCGCCCGGAAAGCGTTCCTGCGCCTGGCATCGTTTTTTGAGAACACCCGCAAGTGGCCTGAGTTGGCCGAGCTGGTGAAGGACATTCGGCGCACGAACGGCCAAGAGGCCATCGTGCTCAACAACGGCGGCTCGGTGGAGTTCGTGGCCCGGTCGAAAGGGTCTGGTCGCGGGTTCACGGTCGATGTGTTGGTGTGTGATGAGGCGCAAGAACTTTCCGACGATGCCCTCGAAGCACTAATGCCGACGACGTCGGCGGCCCCGCTGGGGAATCCGCAATGGATTTTTACTGGCACACCGCCAGGCCCGACCGCGAACGGCGAAGTGTGGGCTCGCACCCGCGATGATGCTTTGTCGGGGAAATCTTCGAGGTTGGCGTGGCATGAATGGTCGTGCACCGGCTCGGCTGATTTGGATGATCCGTTGTCGGCGGCTGCGGCGAATCCGGCGTTGGGTGGCCGGCTGCAATGGGACGTGGTTGCGGGGGAGCGGTCACGGTTCTCCGATGAAGGTTTCGCCCGGGAGCGGTTGGGCATGTGGGATTCGGCCGGGTCGCAAAGAGTGATTTCTGCGGATTCGTGGAAAGTCGTGGCCGATGCGAATGTGGTGGATCGCGGCGGTGAAGTGGCTTTCGCCCTCGATGTGTCCCCTGACCGCTCGACGGCGACGATTGCGTCGGCGTCGTGGACGACTGAGGGTTTGCCGTATGTGGATGTGTTGGAGACGCGCCGCGGCGAACCTGATTGGGGTGTGCAACGGTTCGTGGATTTGTGCGAGCGGCACGATGTTCGGGCTGTCGTTGTCGATGGTGCGTCGGCCGCGTTCTCGATGGTGGATCCGTTGCGGTTGCGTGGGTTGACGGTGACGGTGACGTCGGCCAGGCAGATGGCGGCGGCGTTTGGCGGGTTTTACGACTCGGTGATGGATGGCGCGGTCAGGCATTTGGATCAGCCGTTGTTGAACTCGGCGTTGGCGGCGGCCCGTAAACGCAAGATCGGCGACTCGGGTTTCGGGTGGTCGCGTAAAGATTCTGAATCAGATATCACCCCTGTGTGTGCGGCCACTTTGGCGTTGTGGGGATTGACCTCGGGTGAGGTCGCGGAAAAGCCGAAAGTCAGGTCGGGCAAAGCATGTTTTGTGTAGAGGAGGTGCGAATTGTTGGATGAGGATGGTATCCGCCGTGTTGTGGCTGATATGTGGCGTCTGCATCTTGATGAGCGCACCTATCTGGACCGTATCTACGGTTATGTGTCGGGCACGATGGGCGCCCCGGAGGTCCCGGAGGGTTCCGAAGAGGAGATCAAAGAGCTTGCCAGCCTGTCGGTAAAGAATGTGATGGGTTTGGTGCGGGATTCGTTTACCCAGAACTTGTGTGTGACTGGCTACAAGTCGGCGTTGGCCCGGGAGAATGCTTCGGGCTGGGCGATGTGGCAGCGGAACCGCATGGATGCCCGCCAGGCTGAGGTGCATCGGCCGGCAGTGACTTATGGCGCGGCTTACGTCATCGTCTATGAGGGCGATGAGGGTTCGGTGTGGAAGACCCGTTCCCCGCGGCAGTTGTTGGCGGTGTATGAGGATCCGCAGGTTGATTTGTGGCCGCAGTACGCCTTCGAGCAGTGGATTGACTCGACTGACGCCCATCCCAGGTGGAAAGCGACGCTGTACGACGAGGAATACATTTACCCGTTGGATTTGGGGGAGATTCCGGCGTTGGCGGTTCGTGAATACCAGTCGTTGGTGGCCCGGGTCGCTAACATTTCCGGTTTTAGTCCACCTATCCGGCATGGTGCTTCGCACTGCCCGGTGGTGCGGTTTGTGAACACTCGTGACGCCGACGACATGATCGTCGGTGAGATTGAACCGTTGATCAAGATGCAGCGCACGTTGAACTCGGTGAACTTTGACCGGCTGCTGGCCTCGAGGTTTGGGGCGCACCCGCAGAAGGTGATTACGGGCTGGTCTGGGTCGGCAGCGGATGTGTTGCGGGCATCAGCACGACGGGTGTGGGCGTTTGAGGACCCGGATGTGTCGGTGAATTCGTTCCCGCCGGCCGGGTTGGATCAATACAACTCGGTGCTCGACGAGATTATGAACCACATCGCGATGGCCGCCCAAATCTCTCCCGCGCAGGTGACCGGGAAGATGGTGAACCTTAGTGCTGAGGCCCTGGCCGCCAGCGAAGCGAACCAGCAGCGCAAGCTCACCGCGAAACGCGATAGCTTTGGGGAAAGCTGGGAGCAGGTGTTCCGCCTAGCTGGGGAAATTGAGGGCGACACCGAAACCGCCATTGATACCGGTTCCGAGGTGCAGTGGCGTGACACCGAAGCGCGGGCGTTCGGGGCGATTGTGGATGGCATTACGAAGCTGGCCGCCGCCGGTATCCCGATTGATGAGCTGGTGGACATTGTGCCTGGGGTGACTCAGCAGAAAGTGCAGTCGATCAAGGATTCGTTGCGACGCAATCAGGCCAACCAGTTGGTGGCGGCGTTGCAGCAGGTCCCGGTGCAGCAGATGCCGGCGGCGACTCCGAGCCCTTCCCCGGCGAACATGCCCTTGAGTAACGGTGCCGTCACCAACTGAAGTCGCTGCACTGCAAGGGCTGATCCTTCGCCTGTCGGTAGTAGCGGGCAGATCAGTGACGCAACTGTTCGGCAACGCAGATTCCGAACAGATAAAACAGGTCTACCCCGATGTGGTCGACCCATTCCTGTCGGCGGCCGGAACTCTCACGGCAGAGTGGTACGACTCCCTCGACCCGGAAAGCACTTTTGACACCAGACCCTCAGTGCTGCCAGCACGAGAAATTCTCTCAGGTTCGGTGGGATGGGCGTTCAGCCAACTCAATCCGTTGGCCGCAATGATCGGCACCACCGAACGCCACATCTTCACCACTTCACGCACAACCGTGGTAGACAACGCCGAACGCGAAGGGGTGCGGTTTGCCCGCTACGCCTCAGCGAACGCCTGCGCCTGGTGCCGAGTCCTAGCCACCCGGGAAGCGGTCTACAAGTCCGCTGAGAACGCGGTAAAGGGTCACGACAACTGCCACTGCATGGCCGTGCCCGTTCGGGGCGGCGACACCTACACACCACCGGCCTACGTGGCCGATTGGCTTGAGGAATACAACACCGCCCGCGGCGAAGTCGGGGGAAACCTGAACGACATCGTCAACAAGATGCGGTCCACCAAAACTTAACGCCCACATCCAGCGGTCAATGGATGGGATAGAGCCGACGGGCACAAACGGGAAAGAGAGAAGGAAAATGAGCGAAGAAAACATCAGCACCGAGGTCACACCGACCGACTTTGAACCAATCGTTTCCGAGGAGCAGTTGGAGAAACGCATTGGGGCACGGTTGGCCCGGGAACGCGCCAAATACGCCGACTACACCGACTTGAAGACCAAAGCAGCAGAGTTCGACAAGCTGCAAGAGGCTTCCAAGTCTGAGGTGCAGAAAGTGTCGGAGCGGATGGCCCAGCTCGAAAAGGAGTTGGAATCCGAACGTTTCAACACTGTCCGCGCCACGGTGGCATCCGCCAAGGGTGTGCCGGCGCACAGAATCAGCGGCAGCACAGTTGAAGAACTGGAAACCTCCGCTGAAGACTATTTGGCTGAAGTGTCTGAGTTAGCAAAAGCTCAACGGCCGAAGGCGACGTCCTACAAGTCAGGTGCTACCGGTTCCGATAACCGGTTGGACCCCAAAGACAGGGCAGCCGCAGCCGTCCGCAATTTTCGCGGCAGAGGGTAATCCACCCGAAACCACAACCGCCATCTGAGCGGTAGCAATCACCTTTTGAAAGGGGTGTTTCACTATGGCCGATATCAATCGCGCCGATGTATCCACAGCAATCGAGGAAGCGTACTCGCAGACCCTCCTGGCCGCGGCTGTTGCCGGGTCCACGGTTCTGTCCGCCTTCCCGACCGTCAACCTGGGCACCAAGCTGACGCACCTCCCGGTGCTGGCCACCCTGCCCGACGCCGGCTGGGTCTCGGAGACCGACACCAAGCCGACCACCGAAGTGAACTGGTCGGATCTGACAATGGTTGTCGAGGAAATCGCCACCATCGTCCCAGTCCATGAGGATGTGCTCGCTGACGCGACCGCACCCATCCTCGAGGAGATCACCAACCGTGCCGGTGAGGCAATGGGCAAGAAGCTGGACTTGGCAGTTCTGTTCGGTGTGGGCAAGCCCGCGTCGTGGACGTCGGCTGCTCTGTACCCGGCTGCTTCTACCGCCTCGCAGACCGTCACCTACACCACAGGTGCCGCCAACACTGCGGACCTCGTCGGTGGCGTCACTCAGGCGGCCCGCCAGGTCGCGGCGGCGGGCTTCCAGCCCGACGTGCTGCTGGCACCGCTGACGTTCCGTTACGACGTCATCAACACTCGTGACTCCACCGGTCAGCCGGTGTGGCGCGACGAGCAGTTCGCCGGTTTCAACACGGTCCTGAACCGCAATGGTGCGTGGACTGGTGCCGGCGTTCAGGCGTTGGTGGCCGACTCCACCCGCATCCGCATCGGTGTCCGCCAAGACATCACCGTCAAGTTCCTCGATCAGGCCACTGTCGGTGGTATCAACCTGGCCGAGCGCGACATGGTGGCGTTGCGGTTCAAGGCACGCTACGCCTACGTGTTGGGCAAGCACGCCACGTCGCTGGGTGTCAACAAGACCCCGGTGTCCGCGCTGGTGAACTCGGGCTCGTAGTAATGGCGTATGCGACGTCGGCTGATGTGGTGGCCGCTCTCGGGCGGTCACTCACAGCAGCCGAATCGGTGGCGGTCAGCAATCAGCTTGACCAGGCCACCGATCTGGTGATCGGCTACCTGAACACTGAGCTGGATCCGGTTCCGGGTCCGGTTGTTCGGGTGGTCGCCACCATCGTCGCTGCGGTGTTTACGAAACCGTCGATCACGGTTGCAGACTACGACGCCAGCGGCTACTCCACAGCAAGGGAAGCCGCTGGCGTCTATGTCGGCACCGAATCAGCGACCACGTCCGGGCCGTGGCTGACCAATGCGTTGAAGCAACGGTTGGCCCCGTACCGAATCTCGTTCCGGGCTATTGGTGTTCTGTCCGAATACGGTTCCTGATGGCTCAGGTCCGGTTCAAAGCCAACATTGCCGGGTTCCGGGCAATCCGTTACTCGGGTCCGGTGCAAGGCGTGTTGGAGGGCATCGGTATGAGCGTCCTGAGTGCCGCCAATAGCAGCTTCACCCGCAACGGCGGCACCGACCGACTTTATGAGATGACTTCCCAGCCCGGTAAGCAGGTCAATCAAGGCCGCTGGCGTGTGTCGGTGGCCGCCGTGTCACCGCACACCATCCGCCACAACGCGAAATACAACATTTTGGTGCGGGCATTGGGTGGCGCTCAGTGACCGTCTGGTATCTGACCCCGAAGCCGGCCGTCAAAGTGACGATTGCGGTGTTGGCTGATGCTTTCGGTGCCTACGCCTTGGTGTCGGCGCGGATGCCGAAACAACGACCGATCCGCTTCATCAAGGTGTCGCGGATCGGTGGCAGCCAAGACACACCGATTACCGATGTGGCACGCATCCTCATCGAATGTTTCGGCCCGGATGTTGAAACATGCGAAAACATGACGGCCACGGCCAGGACGGCGCTCCGCAACGCGATCTCCACCACGGTGGAGGGTGCGTGGATTCGCAACTGGTCAAACGAGCAAGGCCCTGTCGACTTTCCGCACCCGGAAATCATTGACATGGAGCGGTGGCAATTTCAGGGCAACTTGAGTTTGTCGACTGCCCCAGTTCTGTCAGTTCCCCCAGGCAGCTAACTGAATAACAACCGAATACACAACTAAATAACAACCTGTCAGGTCCGTCCCGGAAGCCTGAAAGGGGCAACACTGTCATGCCAGATTCATCTATCATCTGGGCGCCTACCCGCCCGGATTCCGGTGGCGTTTTCTACCGGGCACCGCTGGGAACCACTCTCCCCACCAACGCCACCTCGCCGCTGAACGCGCTGTTCGTCGACCACGGCTGGTTGGGCGAAGAGGGCATCACCGTCACCACCGAGCGCGACATCCAAAAGCACTACGCCTTCGGCTCGGACCTGGTGAAGACCACGCAGGGCTCCTACGCGGAATCCCTGCAACTCTCACTGCTGGAAACCGATCCCGACGTCCTTGAGACAGTCTTCGGAACCGGAATCACCCTCGGTGTCGACGGTGCCGGTAACCGCACCGTCAAGGTGGAGCACCGTTCCAAGCAGCTTCCCCGGTCGGCGTTCATCGTTCAGACCGTGGACGGTAACAAGACCCGCCGCCTGGTCATCCAAGAAGGGGCTGTTGTTGAGGTGGGCGAAATCGTCTACGTCCACAACGACCTGCTGAAGTACACGATCACCGTCGATTGCTACAAGCCCGCCACGGGCAACGCCGAAGCGGTCATCGAGTACATCCACGACGCCGGCAAGTCCGCAGGGTCGTAACCCAATCCTGCGGTGGGTGGTGTCTTGGGACGGGCCTGCCACCCACCGCAGCCCCACATCAGGCCCGTCAACCTCGGAGGCATTCATGTACAAGCCGATGAAACCGAAGCCGGCGAAACCGGTCAAGGTCGTACCGAAGCCGAAACGCAAGTAGAAGGAAGGCCCGTCCCCATGACAAAACCCATCATCGGTGCCAATCACCGGTCGGCCCGCATCGAAGTGGTGTTGCCGGTCGACTTGAACGGCGACTACGCATTCGACGAAAACGGGGCACCCGTGAAAGGCCGCACCCCGGTCAGCTTCACGGTGCCCCGCTTCGACTGCATGTCCCGCCAGCAGTTCAAAGAACTCAACAAAGCCATCGCCGCCATTGACGACATGAAAGACGACGACGGGGAACCGTTGACGCCGCAAGACCGCGGCATCGAAACCGTGTTGGCGATGCTGAAACCGTTCGTCAACGAAACTGAACTGAACGTTGTCAACGGCTTGCACTTGTTTGAGTTGGAGCAGATCGCGGAACTCATTCAGAACGGCTCCACAATCACTGTGGGGGAATTGGTGGCCTCGACCGACTCCTAGACGAGTCTGGCGGGGCCATCAATTTTGATTTGATGACCATGACCGGTTACACCCTCGACGATGTCGGGGAGCGGTTGTCGTGGAATGACCTGCGCGACTTCGTCACCCATCTGCCACCCACCTCCGCATCGGCGTTCTATCGGAAAACCCATCCGCAGTCCTGGTGGTGGACCCCCGAGCTGGACTTCCTCGGTGCGGTCCTGACGGCGGTGCAGTGGGGTAACTGGCAGCGCGGCGGCGGCAAGGGCGACAAACCCAAACAGGTCAAACGCCCAGTCGACAAGCCCGTTGCGGCACCCGGATCGACACCGAAATCGGGCAAAGACTTGCAGGCCCGAAAAGCAAAACTGAAATCGAAGATGGAAAGGATGGGCCGTGGCGACTGAACTCGGAACTGGCTATGTGTCCATCGTTGCCGAAACCTCAAAACTTGAAGCCGGGATCAAGAAGGCTTTGCAGGGCGGCGGGAAAAGCGCCGACATTGCAGGCAAAGATATCGGCTCCCGCATCTCGGCTCAGGCATCGAAAGCACTAAAGAGTGGTTGGCGGCCCGACCAAGACATTATGGCCGGCATCCCCAACACCAAACTTGACCGCATCGGTGCCCGCATCGGCCAAGTCATCGGCAAGGGTGCAGTGGTCGGTTTGCGCGGCAGGCAGATCGGTGCAGAGTTCGGCCAGTCGTTCGCCTCCGGGGCGGGAAGTGTCGGTTTAGGTCGGGTCATCGCGGGTTGGCGCAGCGAACTCGGTAACCGCAGCGCCATGAGCAGCATCGGCATGGTGGCCGGTAAAGCCCTCTCATCGGGTTTGACCGCCGGGGCCGGGTTGGCTATCGCCGGTATCGGACTGTCGCTGACAAAAGGCTTCGACCGGCTCGTCGCATTAGATACCGCGAAGAACAAACTTGAATCGTTGAACAAGGCTGCCTCTAAGTTCGGTAAGCCGATGGTCGACGTCAAGCAAGCCGTCCAGGACGTCACCGACGTGGTCAGCGGAACCCCGTTCTCTTTGGATGAGGCTTTCGGCACCGCAGTAGGCGCTATCGGTGCCGGCGTCAAGGACGTCAAGGGCTACATGACGACGGTCGCTGACGCGGCCGCTATCGGCGGCACCAGCATGGCCGAAATGGGCGACGTCTTCCAAGACATCGTCAACAAAGGCAATGTCACCGGTGAAGCGTTGGCCCGACTGGACACCCGATTCCCGGCAACGTCGTGGATCAAAGCATCGGTCACCGCCAGCGGCCAAGACTTCGACGCCCTGCTGGCTAAAGGCGAAATCACGATGGCGATGCTCCAACAGAGCATCAACGACAACGCCGCCGGAATGGCGCAAGGCTTGGGTAACACCTTGCAAGGCGCAATCATGAACATGCAAACCGCGGTCGCCAGGGTGGGCGCAAACTTCCTCACCGCTCTGTTCGGCGGCCAGTCCGGGGATCCGGCGCAGGGCATGAAAGAGTCCATCAACACCATCACCGCCAAGCTGAACGAGCTGGGTGCGTGGATCAACGCCAACAAAGAACAGATTCGCGGCTTCTTCACCTCGGCGGCCGACGCGGCCCGCGGCCTGGTCGGTGTGCTCGGAAACATTCTGGCGTTCCTCAAAGAGCATCCCGGCGCCATCCAAGCCGTGGTCGTGGCGTTCGTCGCGTGGCAGGGCATCACCGGAATCGCCACAGTCGCCACCGCAGTCATGGGATTGAATGCCGCGTTGGGGGCGACAGCAGGTTTAGCGTCCGCCGCGCTGGCCCCGTTGGCTGCTATCGCCGCGATCATTGCGGGCGGCGCTATCGGCGGTGCCAGCCTCAACAACGCCATCAACTCAGTCGGGCAGCAGTCCGAAGCCGGAAAGAATATGCTCAACCAGGCCACCGCGCCTGGCATGGGCGTTCCTGGTGCATCCCGCGACCCCATCTTCCAGCCCACACCCGCAGCGCCAGCCGTGCCACGCTACAGAGGGAAGCCAGGCAGGGCGGCCGGCGGCGGCATCACCGGGCCCGGTGGACCCAAATCCGACATGATCCCGGCCATGCTGTCCGACGGCGAACACGTTTTCACCGCCGCTGATGTTGACGCGATGGGCGGCCAATCCGGGGTGTACTCATTCCGCAAAGCCCTCCACGCCGCCAAAGGCGGGGCAGTCAAAAAACTTGAAGACATGCGCACCGCAGGCGCAATGCCCGCGGCGGCCGGGAACACCTCACCGGTCGGCGGATCCACCATCTCCTCATTCATTGATATGGGTGGGGAGTTCATCAACGGCATCATCGACCAGGCCGCCTCAGCCGCCGCCACCGCAGCATCCGGTGCAGCGATGGCCGGATCGTTCGGTACGGCAGGACCGGTCGGTGGGCAAGCCGCCGGAGCTGCGGCCGGCACCGCAATCGGATTAGGCACCGACGCCGCCAAACGCGGCGTCTCCTTCGGCTTCGACCTACTCGGCATCGGCGTCGATTCAATCCTCGAGCAGCTCACCCCGTTCGGGCAGCCCCGCTTCCTCAACCAGGACGTGTCCGGGTTCGTGCCCCAACAAGCCATCACCGGGGCTTTGGGCAACCTGATGTCGGGTGGTGCCGAGCAGGCAATGGGCCTGGACCCCAACACCACCCAGCACGGCACCACCGGCCAACCCCCAGGCCCTATCGACTCACTGATGGGCAGCCTCGGGCCGCAAACCCCGCAGCCGATGATCGGTGACTCCCAATCATTCCTCAACACCCAGTTAGCCGCACCGGAGGCAGCCCCGCCCGGTCAACAACCGATGTTCAAAGTGGACAACATTTACACCACCGACGCCGAATCGGTGGGCCGCGAACTCAGCCGCCGCGGCCGGCTAGCCCAAATGCAGTACACAAACAGGCCAGGTCCCTAAATGCCCGATCCCGGAATCAACTCCATCCGCATCCGCCGCGGCAACGCACTGTTCAACGTCCACGGCCAGGACGCCGGCCGCGAAGGTGTGTGGCTGGCCAAAGGACAAGTGGAGGGCATCTACGACGCACCGATCAAGTCGACGTGGAAAACCGGTGCGTTCCAGGTCGGGTCAACACAAAAAGCCATCAAACGGCTGCACCGCGACATGGAACTCGGTTTCCACATCTCGGACAGCTTCAACGACAGCTTCGAGTTCAACGAAAGCTTGTTTCGGCAAATCTTCTTCTATGAGGAAGATCAGTGGTCGACCAGCCCGAAGAAAACGACCATTGAAGTGTCGACCGAAATTTCGGGCACCCGCAAACTCGACGTCCTCATGTATGAGCAGCCCGACTTCGCCCCGCCGACCGATCCGTTGCAGCAGCAGTACGGCAACCTGGTGTTGAAGCTGCGGGCCGGTGAGCCGATGTGGTACGAGGACAACGTTGTTGACCAGTTCACCTCCGGTGCAACATCGGCGTCGGGCACCATCACGGTGTCGAATCCGACCGACCAGGTGATGTACCACAAGTGGGTGTTAACGCCCGGTATTTGGACGTTGCCGGACTTTGAGTGGGTGGGCGACCCCGGCGAACGGATACCGGGTGGGGCGAACGCTTCCCGCATGATCAACGACATCACCATTACCAGCGTCAACGGTGGCGCGGTGATTGATTTGGACCGGCAGCAGTTGATGTACCGGGACTTAAACAACACCAACATTTTGGCGCAGATGGGTGCCTCAAAAATCTTCAACTACCCCATCCCGCCCTACACCCCAGAGTTTGAGCTGCCCGTCTCGTATAAGGGGCAGGCCGGTGGGGCTACGGTGCAGTTGATTCAGCCTCGGCGCTGGTCCCGGCCGTACGGCCTGGAAGCCAACTCAATCCTCAACACCGGTTCCCCGAAAGAGTTCACGTTCCGGTTCTCCTTCCCGGGCTCGTTCTCCTACTTCATTCCGCGGTGGGCTGAGCGCCTGGACGTCATCCTGGTCGGCGGTGGTGGTGGCGGCGAAGCCGGCGGCCTGCTCATTACCGGGTCGGGTGGTTCGGCGTCCAGCTTCACCACGAAGACGTTGATTCGCGGGGTGGACATTCCGTACGCCACAAACTATTTGGCCGGTGTTGTCGGTGCCGGTGGTGCCGGTGGTAGCGGCTTTCAGGGTGCTGGCAGGGCTTTGAACGATGGTTTCGGCGGCGCGAATGGCCAGACAGGCCAAGCATCGACGGTGGTCGGTTCGGGCATGACGACCTTGAACTCGGCTGGTGGTACTGCCGGTATCTTGCAGCCCACCGTTCAGGGCGGGGCCTTGGCCGATCTGGTGTTCAACGGCAAAACGTATCCCGGCGCCCAAGTGGAGAACCTGCCCGGAGCCAGAGGCAACCATCCAGGTGGTGGTGGTGCTGGTGGCTGGCCTGGAACGGGTGCTGGCGGTGCTGGCGGTGACGGACAGATCTGGATTCGGGCCTACGGCTGGGCTGGGTCGTGAGCGGGACCGGCTTTTATGTGCCGGCTGACATTTTCCCGGTCACACTGCCGTTTGCCTTCGGGCAGACCGCCGGGGATGTGTTGTGCGACCAGATTTGGGATGCCACCCGGGAACAGAAACTTGTTGAGGAACGGATTCGCCGCGAGCAGCCCGTTGGCCGCATCTGGGACGCCGAATGGAATGTGCAACACATTTTGGGCTCGGAGTACGGGGCGAAGTTCTCCTGGATTTCTAACGACACGGGCCCGGGGCAAACAGAGTTTCCGATGTCGTCCCCGGTGGCCAAATGGATTTACGACTACCAGGGCCGCATGGACCGCAACGAGGGCCGCACGGTCGGCATCTCCATTGATTACTGCGGGGCCCGCTGGTCGGGCATTCTCGACAAGTTTGCGGTAGAGCAACGCGAAGACGGCGACACCGTCTTGGTCGTGGACTGGGTAGCCGATTACGAAAAACTCAAGTGGTACAGCGTCGTTCCGAACCCGTTCCTGCCAGATGCCTTCCAAGCGCCTCGCGCGTGGCTCCTCGCCGGACCAGTGACTTGGGTACTACGCCTCACGCTTTTTCTGGCGATTTGGCGGGAGCACAATCCGTTCCTGACCTGGCCTGACGATCCGATGGATTTGAGTAACTGGGTGACGATGGGCCTGGACATTTCCGACTGGCACATCGTTGTCAAACCCGAATCCTTCATTGATGCAATGGCATCCGGTGTGGTGTGGTCTGTCGCCACCTCGAGGTGGGCGAACTTTCACGACATGGCCCACTACATGGTGGAAGATTCCGAAATTTCCATTGAGTGCCGGCGCTACCTCCCCGGAGATGAGGAGCCGTGGGCCGGAGCGGATTTGCGCTACGGAACACTTGTCGTGGACTTCGTTGACAAGTCGGGCATCTTGGTGGGCACCGCGAACGGCGGCAACGTATTCGACGGCCTGGCCCGCACCGTCGTGGAATTCGCGGACGATTTCATCGACTCCACCTACGACATTGTGGCCGACGCCGACACCCCCGAAGACTACTTCGACATCGGAAAACGCTACACCGACCCTGTCAAACCGTATGTGGTGTTTTATGAGGGCGAAACGTCACCGGTTCAAGAGTCCTCGTGGATTTACTCACCCACCAAGGGCGTCCAGGTGGCCGTCGGCGGGCACTCAGCTCCCGGCGTCAATGAGACGATCTCAGCAACAATCCAGGCCGTTGGGGATATCCTCGGCAACCTGGTGCAGATCGGATCGCTCGGCGGCACCATCGACACGCTTTTGGCCCCGATTTACGAGGACACGATCTTGGCGTGGCAGACCTACAAGAGCAACGAACGCGCCAATAACACCGGCTGGGACCGCCTCTTTACCTATTTCCAAGAGGGTGCAGGCAAGGCGTACACCATCTCGTCGCTTATGGTGCTACGCGCGGGTATGTGGGCCACCAAAACCGTCATCTCGTGGCAAGTCTCCGTATCGGACGGGCAGCCCTACCTGATCGGTGACAACGGCATCGGCCACTTTTGGCTTGATGACCGCATCGGCCTGGTCCTCAAAGTGGACAACCAAATCCACATGGATCGCTGCCGGCGCATTGACCTGGCGTGGGGACCAGACACACCACCGGAATGGGTGCTCAACGTCGGGGACGAGCGGATCTGGCAGGACCCCGCCCAACGCGCCCTCGGCCGCATCGAACGACTCATCGCAGGACTACACGATTTAGGAGTGTGGTGAAAACCCAACAGGCCCTCCCCGCCGACTTCACGCCCTTCCCGCACAGCTTCCCCACCCGGGAGAACTGCGACCCCACCAACCCCTATCAGGCCTTCCTGTGGATGTTGGTGGCGATGCCCTACATGAAGGGCGCCCAACTGGTGTTGCCGGTCGACTATCTGCAATTCGTGTCGAAGCGGCTGTGGGATTGCGGCGCCCGCCCGGCCGCCGACCCGGCCTTGAAGTATCGGAAACCGGCGGCCACGGATGCGAACTGGTTGACCTCTCCGGGCACTTGGGTTGATGTTGACGACCCTGAACCGGAAACGGATCGGCCAGTCAAGATTGCGGTGGATTCGTTGCAGTCTCAGCAGCAGGCCGAGGTCATGAAAGAGTTGTGGGGCCGCCTGTCGGAGAAGCAGCGGTTGGCGTTGATGGCTGAATCGCACCCGGAGATGTTTGGGCAGTGACCTCACCCAACGAGACCACGCCGCCGGAAGGACTGGACGACACCGGCTTGGCGGCATTCGCCGTGAAAACGCAGTTCGATTGGGCCACCCAGCAGCGCAACGGCCTGTTGTCCCGCTTCCTGCCCGCACAGTTAGGTTTCTTCGGGTTTTTTGATGCGGTGGCTGTGGCACAGAAGTCCGCGAACTTCGCCAACATCACCAACACGATCACGAAGGCCACGACGTTGGCGGCGGCGGTCGCTAGCGGTGTGGCGGTCACCGATGCGTTCAACGGCACGGCAGCCAACGACCTGGGGGCGTCGTGGACCCGTTCTTCAGCGGGATCGGGTTCGGGGTTTTGGGGACCGAACGGCAGTGGCTCAGCGGTGTGGAAAAATTCGGGTTCGCTTTCACGGCAGCACTACGACAGGCATAACACACCGCTGTTCACAGATTTTCAAGCAGTGATGACTGTTGTTTCCAGCTATCCCACCAAAGTGTTTAATCCCAGCAATTTTACCTACCTTGTGGGCCGCGCTAACTCCAACGCTTTATCGTCAGCAACATTCGTCTATCTGAGGATCAGTAACAACCAGTTGGCGTTAGGGAAATGTGTTTCCGGCACTTTTAATGCGCCGTGGGTGACGGTAGCAACCACCAACGTGGTGGGGGACCAGATTTCGTTACTGCTCGGCACAAATGCTTCTCAGCGGAACTTCATTGTTGTGCAGAACGGTTTCGCGGTCATCAACCACACCGACACCACCAGCAGCGACTACGGGTCGGGTTTCCGATACGTGGGCGTCATCAACAACGGAGTACCCGGCGCACGGGTGCCTGGAGGCGTCAGTTCTATTTCGCCGGCATCACTAGACCTGTTCGCTGCTGCTGACCGTCAATCCTCGACCACCTAGATAGGACATCCATGATTGAGCTGGTGCGTAAACCGGTGCCGTTGACGGCTTTTGAGCTGGTCGACCAGGCCGCCATGTTGGAGGCGTTGACGTTCCTCGCGGCGGAGGGTTGGCGGGGTGCTTTGTCTCAGTCGGATGACGGCTGGTCGTTGGAAATGAACATTGATGAGCCGGCACGGCAGGTGGTGGCTGTGGTGGGGGATTGGCTGGTCGTTGATGGCGGGGTGCGGTTGTTGTCGGCTGTCGAGGTTGCGGCTAGCTATGAGGAGGTGGTCTGATGCCGTTGAAGAATGATTGGCAGAACGGTGATTTGTTTACCCCGGCCGCGGCGAACGAAATGGCAAACGTCGTCAATACGTTTGAGACGGCCGCGGTAGGCGTGACCGGTGTCTACGTTTCAGGAGCCGACAGAACCGGTGCCACCGACTCACTGGCAGTCCTCCAGGGCATCATCAACGCGGCCGCTCCAGGGTCAACGATCTACTTTCCCGGCGGCACTTTTCGGATCAGCGCCGAATTGATCATCAATAAACCGTTGGTGATTCGTGGCGGCGGCGGAATGTTTTCGGCCGCAAACCAGGGCGGAACGTGGCCCGGCGTTGCTGGGACGAACATTGTGACCACGTCTGCGACGGCGAACGGTTTGCGTATCACCAGCGGCGGTGTGGTCATTGAGGACATCGCTGTGGTGAACACGCGGACCTTGGCTAGCCCACCCACTGCCGGGTCAGGCATTTTCATGGAGACCGCCAACAACTTCCGGCTGTCCCGCGTCACTGTTGCAGGGTTTTATGACTGCGTGTTGGCCGAGGGACGGTTCGGGAACATGGATTCCTGCAACATCTACGACCCTGTTCGTTACGGCATCCTGTTCCGAAACGACAACACCGACGAGTACGACTTCGGCGACCAGGGCATCAGCAACTGCAACATCGCCATGTATGGCCGCAAGACAACCGCTACCGCTGCGGTTCGTTGGGAATCCGGCGGCGGTATCCGCTGGACCGGCAACAAAATCGTGGCTGGCACCGGGCCGGGAGCATCCGGTATCGGAATGTTCGAGTACGGCCTGGACTTGATGGTCGCTGACACGGTTTCCACGGTTGAGTTCATGGTGGCGGGCGGGGCGATTTCGACCTGCACTCAAGCGTGCATCAGGATTGGTACGCAGAACTCAGGCGGGACAGCAGGCGGCTTCAATTCGTTCACCGTGTCGGGCATCGTGTTCCAGGGTGCCGCAGGCACAGGTAAAGGCATTGTGGTTGGTTCGTCCACCAGTGCCACGGTCAACAACATTCAGCAGGTTGTCATCATCGGCAACACCTTCAAGGGTGTTACTTCTGGCGGGATCGTGGCCTACAACATGCGCGGCCTGATGGTCGGCCCGAATCTTTGGAATGGTGAGGCATACACCGGCCCTCTGATCACCCTGGCTGGCAGCAGCTCCGCTGGCTCCGATAACGGCGTGTCCACTCAACAGGTGGATATTTATCGCCAGACCGTCATCAATTCGGTTTCACAACCGAGTTACACCGTCATCAAGGACAACCGGGTAATCGGCACCATTGGCTCCCAGGACGGGTTTGTGGAGTACCGCTACAAGCGGAACATGTACACGAACACCTCCGGCTGGAAAACGATGTTTACCATTGAGCCGCCCAACTCTGGCGGCGGCGGAATGATCGAGGTCAACGTCACCGGCGCGGACTCCATCGCTGGTGGCGGCAGTCCGTTCTTTGCCCGACGCATCCGGCGCGGATTCATCAAGGCCGGAACTACTGGCGGTGCGATCACGGTAACGACCCTCGGCACTGACGAATTAGTTTCCACGACCGGTGTCCTCGGGGACGCCAACTTCGGCTTACGGGTGGTCGATGGCGGCTCTGGCAAACTCCTCGTCCAGGTCGAGAAACTCGCTCACAGCAATACCTTGTGGGGCGCTATCGAGGTCAACCTGTCGGGTCATATTCAGAAGTTCTCCATCGGCGCAGGGATCTGACCGCCATGAGACTTATCCTCCTCGCCACCGCCCTGATCCTCAGCGGCTGCGCTCCGATCAACTTGCACCCGACCGAGGTCATGCCGACCGCCGTGCCCACGCCGAAGAAGCTGCTCGACTGCGACCTCATCTTCCCGGCACCATCCGCGGACACGCTCAAGCCGTGAAGTGGGTGTTGGGTGGCTGCGCGGTGATCGCGGTCGCGAGCTACAGCTTTGTCTACGCCGCGGTGAAGTCGCTGCTCAATGAGGACTGGCAGCCCGACTGGGAATCCTGGGACCGGGAGTGACCTACGGCCTGCCGACGGGGAGCAGCATCACCTACGGCGCCGCAGGCTTTCCCGAGTGGGTCTACGAGCTGGCCCAGGCATTCTCGCTGCGCGGGTCAACCTACCCCGGGCACCAAGAATCGGAGCGCGCCGAGATCGGGTTCGCACCCAACCCTAAGCGCCTCAACCGCGGCATCGACTTCACCGGCTCAGCACCGGATATGCAGCGCCTGGCCGAGCACCTGCTGACCGTCCGCAAAAGCCTCGAGCAGGTCATCTGGGAGAACCCCGACACCGGCCAGCGGGTCGGCGTGGCCGGCGGCGACGACATCTCCAGCGGCCCGTACTACCAGGGCGACTACGCAGGCCACCGCGACCACGTCCACGTCCGCACTTCCATGCCGATCCCGCTACCCAAGGAGACAACGATGGCCGGATGGACCGGTGACCCGATCTGGCTGGCCGACGTT